ATGAGTTATGATTCTGATGTTGAAAATGTTTACATGGTTGAATTTGAATCAGGCCGTACCATTCATGTCAGCTTTTATGAACTTCAAGATGTATTGGAATATTGCAAAGATGAATACCCAAAAGAAACCATCAAAGCGATCTACAAAGAAGTTTATCTTGGTGAAGATGAAGATGACGAAGATCCTGATGGAAGATGTTAATGATTGAGTACCTTTGAAACTGATGCGATGTGGAATTTAAAAGATTTGGTTGAATTGTATGAAAGAAAGAATCCAAAAATTACTTGGGCAGAAGGATATGAATAATGATTACAATGATTGATCCACCTAGTGGTTGGAAATATGGATTCCCAAAAGCTTTGCCTGAAGGCATAGAAAATGTATTACAATGGTTGGTTGAGAATGGTTATCCGCAAAGTGAAATTGATTCACTTGGTGAACACTTTTATTATAGATGTTGGATCCAAAAATAACTTGGGCAGAAGGATATGAAGATTAAATTTGTAAAAGCTCCGTGGTTTAAAGGAGAACCTCTACAATGGAACTCCGTTCGCTTTAACGGTGGTGATGTGTATTATGTTTATAGATTTGGACCAATATTATTACAGGTAAGAATTTAATGAAATTAATTTTATTATTAACATTATTATTAACTGCATGCACTAGTTATATTCCTCCATGCACAGGATCAATATGGGATCGGTGGAATGAATGTGAATATAGGGATTATAGAAAATGAGTATATCAGTATATAAAGAAATTACCGACTGGTCTAAATCAGAAACCAAAGTGCCTAATCATACATACTTATTTGATGGTAAATCAAATGCGTTGGCATATGCTCGTGAAGGTGATGGTGAAGTTTATATATTCAAGAAACCATTACCAATGGATACTCGTAGGCGCAAATTTGAAAAGGTAAACCATCCTGCTTTACAAAAGTTGGCAAAAACTTTACAATCAAAAGAAAAAACTTTACAATCAGAATTTCCAAACTGGAAAGTAAAAGGTGATTCTGGTAAAGAATATGTGGTTGAATTGATTGGTGGTAAATATCATTGCAATTGTATTGGTTATGGATATCGTGGAAAATGTAAACATTCAGAACAAATCAAAAAAGAGAACCAATGCGAAGAAAAACAAGTGGTGAAGAACAGTTGAGAAATATTTTATTTGATCATGTGAAAGAGATTACATTAAAAGGTGGTATGGAAAAGTATAATCGGCTCGTATATGAAATTGAGCGTGGTATGATTGTAGATGTGGAAGAATTATTAAAAAGAATCAAATAGTGTTGTTAATAAGCAACATTTTGGTTGACTTATTATGTGGTACCTGTATAATGGTAGTTTATATTATGTTTAATTGGAGAATGTATGAATAAAAATGCAAAGCAATTTGTTGTAGCGTGTGAAGAAAGATTTGGTAGTGAAGCAATCGTTACAAGAGATGGTATCACACAAGTTTGTAATGAATCAGGCGCCCCCTATCCATATTGGTTGGTTACCAAGTCACAATATCGCTATGACCGTGGGCAATATAAAGTACCACCATCAGGTGAAAAGATTGTAAAGGCAAAAGTGAAAGAACAAGAAGCTGAATTAGAAGTTGCTTATGCTCAACCAGCTCAGGTATTAGAGTTCCGTCAACCAAAACTGGTAGATGATTCTGAACCATCAGTACCACAAAAATGGCCTGATTATGTTCCATTTGGTTTCTATAAAGATATGAAAAATATCATTGGATCCAAATCATTTTATCCAATATTCGTAACCGGTTTATCAGGCAACGGAAAGACCTTGATGGTCGAACAGGTTTGTGCGGAGTTGAATCGTGAATGTATCCGTGTCAATATCTCAGTAGAAACCGATGAAAGCGACCTATTAGGCGGTCCTACATTGGTGAATGGTAATGTGGTCAATCGTGATGGCCCCGTTTTAATTGCTATGAAGCGTGGTGCAGTATTATTGATTGACGAAGTAGATCGTGGTTCTAATAAGTTGATGTGTTTGCAAGGCATTCTTGAGGGTAAGAGTTATTATAATAAAAAAACAGGTGAAGTTGTTACACCTAAACCTGGATTCAATATTATGGCTACTGCTAACACCAAAGGTCAAGGTAGTGATGAAGGTAAATATTTGGCTCAAATTTTAGATTCGGCTTTTCTTGAAAGATTCCCTATTACAGTTGAACAAGAATTTCCTGATATAAAAACAGAAAAGAAAATTCTTGCACCTTTAATTGACGATAAAGATTTTGTTGAAAACTTGTGCCAATGGGCAGATGTAATTCGCAAGAGTTATATGGAAGGTGCTGTTGATGAAGTTATTTCAACACGGCGTTTGGTTCATATTGCTAAAGCATTCACTATCTTCAAGGATAAAATGAAGGCAATTACACTATGTGTTGCAAGATTCGATGAAGAAACCAAGATGAGTTTTCTTGATCTTTACAGCAAAGTTGATGCTTCGGTTGAAAGTCCAGCCAATACGGCATCAGTTGCAACGAATACTGAAATATTGGTATAAGTTAGTGAAACTCTAGAAACACATAAATATCTTATGTGTTCTTGGAGAAAACAATGAAAATCTATAAACTGGTCAATAATGTAAATGGTGATTTCTATGTTGGAAAAACAACTCAATCGTTAAACAAAAGGTTGTCTAACCATAGAAACACCGCCAACCATGGTTCAACATACTATTTGCATAATGCAATGAGATACTATGGTTATAATAATTTTACTATTGAATTGATTGAAGAAGCAACAAATGAACAGGAATTAAATGAAAGGGAAATCCATTGGATATCTGAATTAAAACCAACATACAATATGCATGAAGGTGGCCAAGGAGGTAGTTTACCTGGTCGTCCAGATATTGTTGGTGAATCTAGAGAAAACTGGTTGAGTGGTTTTAATAGAAAAGGCAAAACGCCTTGGAACAAAGGTAAAACCGGACTAGGTGGTTATAAATGGTCTCAACCTATGTCGGATGAGAAACGAAAACAAATTTCTGAATTTCAGAAACAAAATCGTGCTCAATGTATTCATTGTGGTATTGTTACCAATCCAGGAAATATTGGTAGATATCATAATAATAAGTGTAGTAAGAAATAAAGCGGTAAACTACCATATACTGGTTGCCAACCAACCACAAGTGTGATAGAATGGATCATGTAGTTGTAGTATTTTATATTATGTTTAATTGAATAGGAGTATTAAAATGGCTTTAACAGTTCGTAAAGGCAAAATCAATCGCCACGAGAAAATTACCCAAGTATTATTAAGTGGTAAACCCGTATCACCCCAAGAAATCGCCACAGTATTTAAAGGCACAGACCAAGAGAGCGTATTATATCGCCTCAGCACCAACATTTATAATGTGAGAAAAGATGGCGGTATCGTAAAAGTGTTCAAGCAAGGTCGTAAAGTAACCGGTTATCAATTGGTTAACTTTGATCAGTTTGATGCTAATGGCCGATTCAAAGGCAACCAACAGTTGCAAACTAAAGCAACACCTGTAAAACCAGTTGTTGTTCAGCAGTCAGCAACAGTTTAATCTCTTTGCCATCATATAATCATTTAGACTTGCTGTGAAGCACTCGGATTATATGTTGGCACCCTTTTATATTATGGAAAAATTATGGTAATTGATAAACAAGAGTATTTTGATTATTTGGAAGTTCTGCGTGAATCAGGTGTGACCAATATGTTTGGCGCTGCGCCTTATTTGGAACAGGCATTTGATATCACTCGTAAAGAATCCAAAGCAATTTTAAAAGAATGGATGGAAAGTTATGGCCGATAGATTTGATTTTGAACAACAAATCATGGAATGCTGGCGAGTAACTGATGATATTGGTCTAGTGGCCGAAAGTATTTTAGAATCGGATATTACAAAAGACCAAATTACCAACATTTTATGTGGTATACAAGAATTGTATCAATTAAAATTTAATAAATTATTTGATCAATTCGATGAAGTTGTGATTGGTTCTACAAAGAAAGTTAAAATGCTTGAAGAAGAATGTGCAGCTTTACGCCAACAGTTGGAAGAAAAAGGTAAAAAGAAATGAAATATATTGCTAAACCTTTTTTGGCCAACAATATTGGTATCAAAAAGTTTGATGATCCAGTTGATGCTTTAAAGTATTTGAATCAAGTCCTTAGCGCCAAGGAAGGCGACCATGAAGATTATGTGTTCATAGCACCATCGGTATCACCACGCAACCTAAAGAAGTCTATTGAAGAATATGTTGGTATTGGTAAGTTAATAGTAGCACCTGAATAATTGAAATAGGAAATTTATTATGTTTAATTTTATTATAGGTTGTATTCTTGGTTTTTTTGTTGCCTCGATTGGTTTTACAGGCATCGCTCAGGCTTTAGACAAAGGCCTTGGTATTGTTAAAAACATTTCGGTTGATGTGGGTAGCAAATGATCTATACTGTGAATGTTAATGGTAAACCAATAAAATCTTTTACTGATAAAGCTGCAGCAAACAAGTTTATGATTTGGTATACTCAAGATATGACTCTACAAGATTTGAGATTTAAATTGCTTGAAGAAGCAGTTGAAAAATCTGAAATGAAAGATGCAAAAGAATTACTTAAATATATTATGGAGAAAAAAAGTGAAAAGTAAAATTGCTGTAAGTTTATTATTATTAGGAATGGTTGGTTGTTCATCAACACCCAAATTATCGGGTTATGAAGGTCCACAGGCATTGGCAAGTGCTGATGTAATCAAAGTAAATAAAGATTGTGTTAATGCTGGCATGCGACCTAATGTTGAATATGTGGTACAGAAAACTTCCAATGGTAAAGTATTGGTGCCTGTGAATGTTCATTGTGAACCGTATTACGAAAAAGGTTTCTTAGGATATCCTGAGAAGAAATAATCATGGAACTATTTGATAATCTGGCTTCAGTTGGTTTAACTACTCAAGTATTACAAGTTGTAATTGTATTGGGTGTTGTTATTTTTCTAATTGGATTATATTGGAAATATATCGTTGCAGGTATTGGTATACTATTTTGTGTAGTGGTGTTTGCTACGCCAAATAAAAAACAAGAACCCGTAGTTGTTGAAGTGGTAAAACAAATTGAAGTTCCTGTGCAACAAAAACAAGAAGAACCAAAAGTTCAAGAGGTTAAACCTGAACCGCCTGTTGCTGAAGTAAAACCACAAACAGAAGAAGAAATGTTTATGTCTGATTGTGTTAAGTTAACTAATTACACCAAGAATCAATGTGCAACTTTGTGGCGTGATCGTGAAAATGATTTAGAACCTACTAAATGGCGTAAAAAATGGAAAAAAGATTATATGGTTAAGGTAAAACATGTTACTTGATGATGATGTAAAATTGGGTGGTATTGTTGCTGAGGTTGATGAATTTCTTTTAAATCTCGTAACAAAAAATGAAATTGTACCATTGACATTGACTGCAATTGTTTTAGCTCGATTGATTTTGTTAAACAAGTCAGCTGGAGAAATGGACGATTTAACCAAATTATTGGAATCGGTGGCAGATAGCATAGATAATAAAGAGTTAGATATTCCTACAAATAAGAGCTTACA